CGAGGGCTGGATCAGATGCGATGCCGACGGCGATCACCGGGCCGAGCTGATCCATGTGCACATGCTGGGCAACGCGCAGCGCCTGATCCAGTGGGAGCGCACCGATGAGACGCCCCTGGCCTGCTTCACCCCCTACCGTGAGCCCGGGCGGGTGATCGGCTCCAGTCAGGCCGACATGGTGATGGACCTGCAGAAGGTCGAAAGCCGGGTGATGCGCTCGGTGCTGGATAGCCTCTCTCAGTCGATGTTTCCGCGCACCGTCACCGTGCAGGGTCAGGTCAACATGGCCGACGCGCGGCAGACCAATATCGGCAGTATCATTCGCGTGGCGCAACAAGGCGCCGTGGCCGAACTGGCCAAGCCGTTCATGGGGAAGGAAGCCCTCCCCGTGATGGATGTTCTGGAAGCCATCCGTGAGAGCCGCACCGGCATCACCCGCGCTTCCTCTGGCCTGACCGTTGACGAATTGCAATCAACCGCGCCGATCGCGGTCAGCCAACAGTCCAGCGCGGCGCAGGATCGCCTCGACATGGTGGCGCGCACCCTGGCTGAAACCGGCCTCGCCCCGCTCTATTCCGGCCTGCTCAAAATGTTGGCGCGGCAACAGGACCGGCCCAATGTGATCCGCGTCCGTAACCAATGGATCGCGATCGATCCGCGCGCGCTGGCCACGATGTGGGAAACCTCGGTGAACGTCGGCGGCAAGGGCATGCCGCAGGAGCGGCTGCAGATGCTGGCGTTGATCGCCGGCAAGCAGGAGCAGATCATTCAGCTCGGCGGCATGGACAACCCGCTCGTTGGTCTGCCGGAATATCGCAACACGCTCGCCCGCATGCTCGAGACGGTGAACGTCTCCGACGTATCCCGCTACTTCCGCGCGCTGCCGCCGGGTTTCAAACCGCCGCCACCGACCGCCCCGCCGCCCGACCCGTCGCTCATCCTGGCCCAGGTGCAGGAACGCAAGACCGCCGCCGATGTCGAGAACGATCGCGCCTCGGAACAGACCAAACGCGCGCAGCTCCTGCTCGAGGACGATCGCGAGCGCGACAAGGCGGCGCTCGACGCCTGGAGCCGCACCTGGGTGGCGGCCGCGCAGTTTGGCACCCCGGCCCCCAGCCTGGACGACTTCAAAACGGCCATGCAGTCTCGCGCGCCGGCGGTCGGGCTGCTGACCGATCTCCCATCCCCCAGCTCGCCACAACCCCCGGCGGTCGGCGCGGCGCCACCCAACCAACCGTCACCCCCAAGGCCGCCCGGCCCTCCCGGCCTGGGCGGCCCGCCGCCGCGCCCGATGGCGCCGCCGCCGCCACCCCCGCCGATGGCGGGCCCCGCGCGACCGCCGGCCGATCCGGCCACCGCCATGGCGGTCAGGAGCGCGCTCGCCGGCGGCGCCATGCCGAGCGCCTATGGGCAGCTCGCGCAGCGTGCCGCGCTGTCACCTCTGCTTGGCCCCGGCGGGCCGCCGCTACCCCGGCCGCCCCAGGCGCCCGGCTAGGTGCCGATCACCCCGCAGCAGGCGATCGAGGCCGAGGCCGCCCGGCGGATGCTGTCCGACGAGCATTTCAACGGGTTGTTGGACCGCATGATCCGCACCGCCACCGAGCAGGCGATCCTGCTCACCGATCGCGACGAGCGCGAGGCGGCTCGGCAGCTCGTGCTGGCCGTCATCCGGCTGCGCGCCGAGATGGAGGCCGACGCCTCGCTGCCGGAAGAGGTCGCCCGCGCCGACGAGCTGGCGCGTGAGATGGAGTAGCCCATGGCGTTTTCCCTGCTCGACCTCGAGGACCAACAGCAGCCGGCCACCAGCCTGCTGCCGCTGCCCGACGACCGCCCGGCCGCCCTCCAGCCCGATCCGCGCGCCGAGGCGCTGGGCGGCCTCTACCAACAGGTCATGGATCGCATCGCCGAGGATCATCGCCGCGCGCTGTGGTCGCCGGACAATCCGATCGGCACCGAGACGGTTCAGACCCTCGGCATGCCTCAACGGACGGTTCATGCGGGCCCGGTCGGCCAGTATATCGACCCGGCCACCGGGCGGATGACCGAACAGGGTCAGGCGCGGATGGCGGACAATCCGGCGCTGGGTTTCGACACAGGCGGCGTCGGCATGATCAAGGCCTATCACGGCTCCCCGCACCAGTTCGATGCGTTTGATGCGAGCAAGATCGGCACGGGCGAGGGCGCGCAGGCGTATGGGCATGGGATGTATTTGTCGGAAGGAGAGAATGTGGCGAGGAGCTACCGTGAAAACCTGAGTAATCCGGCGCTGTTCGTGAACGGCGAAAAGGTGGGCGAGATTGGCGCGTTGGGCACTGATCCGGTGGCGAACGCCGCTCATGCTTTGGCGACCACTCCGACACCGTATGCGGCGAAAGAATATATCCGGCAGAGCATGGACCGCGCGGCGGATGGCAACTACGGCCTGGGCCAATCCGCCGGTAAAGCCGTGCTTAAAGCGATAGACGACATGGCTGGCTCTGAGGTCGAAATCCGCCCTGGCGGCCACATGTATGAGGTGAACGTCAACGCCGACCCCGAGCGGTTCCTGCACTGGGATAAGCCGTTGAGTGAGCAGCACCCGGATGTCATCAAAGCATTGAATAATACGCCATACCCACCGCATGACATGCGGATGACTGGCAGGGAGTATCTTACCGCATTGGAAACCAACCGCGAGATGGCGTCGAAGCAAGGTGATCCGGCCGCGTTGGCATCCCAGGCGTTACAAGAGGCCGGTATCCCCGGCATCCGTTACTTCGACCAGGGCAGCCGTGGCGCGGGTGAGGGCAGCCACAACTACGTGGTGTTCGACGCCAACACGATGAACATCATCCGCCGCTATGGCCTTGCCGGCCTGATGGCGGGCGGAGGCGCGGCGGCCTTGTCGCGGCAGCAATCGGAGCAGTAAAGCAGGTAATCATGTCAGAGAGCACATCCACACCCGCACCGGCCGCCCCCGCCGCTCCCGCGCAGGCACCGGCGCCGGCCCCCGCGATCGACGCCGGTGGCAGCCCACCCGCCACTTCTCAACCCCCGCTCTCCCTCACTGAAGCCGGTCGGCTGCTGCGTCAGCAGCGGCGCGCGCCGGCCGCCGCTCCCGCCGCACCGGCCAGCAACGCCCGCCCGGCCGCCGCCGCGCCACCCGCCCAGGCCGCGCCCGAGCGCCGGCCGAGCGCCAACGAGATGCGCGCCGCCCCGCCACCCCCGGCGGTCGCGCCAGGGGCCGCCGTCGCTGGTGCACCGACAGCGGCGACGGCCCCGACCCCCGCCACCACAGGCCTGACCGCGCTCGAGCAGGCGCTCGGCGTGCCGGCGCCTGACGGCGCGGCGCCGGCGCCGGCCAACGACACCGCCGCCGGCATCGAGATCGAGGGCCGGCGCTATACCGCCGCCGAGCTGCGCGAGGCCGTATCCAAGGCCTCGGATTACACGCAGAAAACCCAGCAGCTCGCGCGCGATCGGCAGCAGATCCAGGCGCAGACCGAGGCGCTGGCCACGGTTATCCCGTTGATCCAGCCTGAATTGGCTCGCTTGGCGCAGATGGTGCAGAACCCGCCGCAGCGGCCCGATCCAGCCCTTCTCGAGACGAACCCGCAGCAGTATCTGAAGGATCGCGCCGCCTGGGAGTCCGCCGTCGAGGAGCAAAATCGGCTCGGCAGCATCAACCAGGTGCAGGCGGCCGCCAACGCCCGGGCGCTCGAGGCGGCCGTGGCGGCCGCCAACGAGACGTTGGCCAAAGAGTTTCCATTTTGGGGGGATCCACAGCAGCGCCTCGCCGCGCAGCAGCAGATTGTCGAGTGGGCGACCACCGACGGCGGCTTTACCCGCGCCGAATTGGCCGGTTTAAGTTCGCCACATCACCTGAAGGCCATGATGAAGGCCATGGCGTGGGATAAGTTCGCCAAAACGGCGAAAACCGCCGCGCCGCCGCAGATTGGCCAGCCGGCGCGCGGGCAGGCGCCGCCGCCGGCGCCCACCGAGCGTGTCGCGGCCGCCAGCGACGCGTTTGCTGCTCGTCCCAG